TAAAAGGCACAGTGCTTAATGTGTTTTCACTGTTTTCTCTTTGTATATGTGCGGCCATACGATTAATATCACCATAACGAACTGGCGTTGTGTGATATATTGGTTCTCCCTGGTCAGTGTATCCTTTAACATACTGAAAGCCAGCAAACAATCTAATAAACTGCTGAATATAGCGTCTAAATTGTTTGTCATAAAAATATGGTACAGCGGTTATATTTGTCATATTACTATTTACCCACGCCTACGTGTTCTAGTTCTAGGATATATTACTCCTGTTGTAGGCTTAGTGTTTACGTCTTTGTTGTATGTGTTGAATGCCATGTTACCTGATGTCGCTCTGTGATTCTTCCACAGTGCTATTCTATCAATGTCTGAACCGTCTAGGCTTACTCTTGTGTCGGTGGTTGCAGTTATGCCTCCTGCTGTGTCTGCCATTAATCCTGTGACAGCATTGTTTTGTAAATATGTTCTTGCCTGTGACTGTGTGAGTGTAGGATATATTTCTGCTAAACAAGCCAACATACCTGTTACGAACGGCGCACTATAACTTGTTCCTGATCCAGACTGTACTGTGTCCCAGTTTGGTGTATTTGCTTCCTGTCCTGGATACGGAACACCAAAAGCAATGGCACCTGACTCTCCTGCTCCAAAGACACCAACACCTGCGGCATATACATCTACACCAGGACCCCAACTGCTAAAGTCTGCTTTGCCGTTATCTGCTTTAGTGCCTAACGCACCTACACTGATAGCACCGTTGAATGAATAGGTGTCGCCACGATGGTAATAATCTCTGAATGGATAATAACCTCCAAAGAAGTAGTTCCGGTTTGCATAAGCGGCTTCACTAACAATGTAGTTGTCCCAGTTGTCGCCACCAGGCAAATCAATGTATCTGTTGTCGTTGCCGCCTGACGATACCACAATGATACCTTCTGTTATAGCATCTTGCTGATCACTATTAGGTGCTGGAGCATTTACAGTAAAAGTTTGATCGCTGGTCCAGTCTTTGTCACCTGGGCCAATGCCTCTTGCTGTTAGTTCTGCTTCTGATAGATCATTGCCTGTGCCGTTGTCTAAAGTTACACCCTGGAAGTGGATTAAAGCGGCACCGCCACCTATCAAATTTTCTGTCCCCAAACTCACATTCACAATGGTAGGATTCTTCCTGCCTGTTGCTGGATTCACTGCTTTGGTTCTGTGGAACTCTCTGATGTAGGCAAAGGTTCTATCTGTACTGCCACCGCCTGACTTTGAGCGTTCGTAAACTTTGTCAAACATATAGATGTTGGCATCGTTAGCAAGTCCATATAGTGTGCCTGCCGCATAACTTGTGACTGCCGTGGGATGATTATCTTCTGCTGAATAGTTATCACGAGCGTCTGCGTTGCTGTATGTGTAGTTTGTTCCACCATCAATTGTGTTGTAGTGTTGACCCCAGTTATAGTCTACTACTCTACTTGAATAATCTGCGTGGTCGCTAAATGTGTTTACTTCAACAATAACAATGTCTACATTTTTACCACTTGCTGAATATGTTACACTGTCATCAACATACCTGTCTGTTAGACTTGCGGCTGTTGATGACCAATTGGTTCTATTTGTGGTTTCAATGTGTCTTACCATGCCCCAATTTTTATGGTCAACAGTATACCTGATTCCTGTTGTGCCATTTGCTTTTGTGAATGCCGCCGTGCCGCTTGGGACACCTTTGTCAAATCTACCGGTGAAAGTACTTGCTGGTTTATCTACAATTCTGTCCAAAACACTCTGTGGCACAACTACTTCTACTCTGTCGTCATCAGCTACTTCTTGTGCTTCTTCTAAGGTAAGCATATAGCCTGTGGTTCTTGAAGTTGGGCGTCTTGCGGCACACTCTACTTTACGATCTGGAATAGTTAGAGCACCACCTGGTGTTTCCATATCCTCATAGAAAGCAGTAATGTCTTCACCATGCTTTAGTGTTACTTGGAACAATTCCATGTTACGCCTCCAGTTGTAGTATGTTTAGATCTATTTGTACCGTACCTGTGCTACCGCTTTTGTTTGTAACTCTACATGGTATGTTTGTTGTTGGTGTGCTTTCTAAGTTGAATCCATAAGCACCTGGGCTTATAATAACTGTTTCAGCACCAGTTGTAATAACTTCTGCTATCAATCCTGCGTCTGCTGCTGGATCTGTACCTTCTGCTCTTGCGGCATCTGCTGTTCTTGTTGCAGCATTTACATACAATCTTACACGAGCCGCCTTATCTGTTGTAATAGTTAGTAGTGTGTATGATTTGAATCCTGTAATGTCTAAGTCTGCTTGTGCGGTATCTGCCAGACTACCAGTTGTGCTTGTTGCTGTGCTTCTGCTAGGTAAGCCACCGCCTGCTGTGTCATATGTAACTTCACCTGTGGTTGGATTATATTCTAACGCATGTGTACCGCTTGCGTTTCTAACTGGTTTAACTACAAAACTACCAGTTTGGGTATTTTCTAAAGCTGTATTTGAGGCGTTTAATATAATACTATCAGCGGCTTGGTTTAATGTACCAGCATTTGCACCAATTGCTATTGCGCCACCACCTTGGTTAGATTCACCTGCCAAATAACCAATTGCTATCCCTGAGAGACCTTGAGTAGTTTTGCCTGCGCCAGAACCAACTGCTATTCCGCCTGCACCTTGAGTTGTTTCACCTGCGTTTCTACCAATTGCTACAGCATAACTGCCTTGAGTAGTTTTACCTGCGTTGTTACCTATTGCTATTGCTTGACTACTTTGAGTAGTTTGACCTGCATACTGACCTACGGCTACTGCTTTATCACCTTGGGAGGTTTCCCCTGATTGACTTCCTAATGCTACAGCGGCTACACCTTGTCCTGTATTACCTGCGTTGTTACCTATTGCTTGTGAATAATCTCCACCAGAGCCGGTATTTTTGCCTATTGAGACTGCTTCCACTCCTGCAGAAGATAATGTTCCTATTGCTATAATATCTGGTCCGTTAGCATTGTTAATATCAGTTAAACTTGCAAAAGTCTGTGCTGGTACACTTGTTAAAAACCCTGATAAATCTGGAGGTGTATAAACAAATTCGCCAGTTGTATTGTTATAAGTTAAAGTGCCTGTGCCAGTAGCAGATGCCTGTGTTAAACTCAAATCAGTTAAGGCAATGCCCCCACTTCCAGCGGAATCAGTTGCTGGTTTCCATTTAGAATCAGGAGCATCCCACTTTAATACTTGTCCTGCCGCTGGCGGAGTAGTTGTTGTGTCCACATCACTTAAATCTCCAATACTTTCAGCAGTAATATTTGTTAACACTACGCCTAAATCACTAATTTGACTTTTGGTGATGCTAATTGCTGTTGTATCAAGCGGGGTAAAAGTAAAGACACCAGTTGTGTTATCATACTCTAAATCTTGTGTGCCAGCCGCCGCAGTAGTAGCACTAAACGATGTTAACCCTACACCAAGTGTACTTAAACTAACAGTATTGCCGCCACTAATAGTTAAATCATCACCAACTAATGATAATGTTTGTCCGTCACTGTCTACAGCCGCCTCGAGTGTGCCAACTCTAGTGTCTAAATCAGTAAAATTTCCATCTAACTCAGTGTGGGTTAGTGCCGCTCCCTTTACTAGTCTTTTTGTTATTGCCATTTCATTTTTTCCTTAAAGAACGTAATCGTCATCTGTGTAGTCGCCTTCAAAATAGTTTGAATTAACTTTATTGTCTGGGCGAGGTAAGATAACGTCACTAATTGCTTGCTTACTATTGAATTCTTCGTCATTGACTATTGACTTAGCATCTTCTGTAATATAATCACTTGCGTTATATGTACGGTCCACCCAAGTTTTATCAGTTACATTGTCATAACTTCTATTCCACTTAGATCCACGACGTACAAACATACGGTTGGGACTAAAATCTGTTCTAATAAAATATTCGCCTTCATTAGCTGAAGATGGGAAGCTAGTACCGCTTGCTATTGTCTCTCCATGATCATATGTGTTGTCTTGTATTACTACACCGCCAGCAGTTGCATGTTCAAAACCATATAAGTGGTCTAATAAACTTGTACCGTCTGGATCGTCTTGTGCTGCACTAGCTACAATAGCATCACTAACATTAAATTCTGATTTGTATGTACTTATGTCATGATTTAGTGTAGCACTATCAGCCGCATTTCCAAGTATGTCATTAAATTCTTGTGCATCTGTAAGTGGATTAAGTTTTACTCTCCAAATATGGCTATACCAAGTTTGACTAAAGCCTTCAGCACCACGGTTGCCATCTGCTACTACATAATACTTACTTATAGGTGCTTTGTTGGCGTCTAATAATAAATCATCACGCAAATGAGGTAACTCTAATACATCACCAGGTAATAGTTTTCTTCCAAGTAGCTCGACCATGTCGTTAGTATGGAATGTCATATAAAATTGATCGTTTGCTAAAAACATACCAAATTGTGTTAAGTCAAAATCATTGTCTTGTACATTGTATATGCCACGTAAGTCATAAATGTCAGGATCATATTTACGATCTCTGTTTTCCAAGAATAACAAGTCTTGTATTTTTGTTTCATTGATAATATTGTCTATGTTAATAAACTCTCCACTAAGTGGATCAACCTCACGCCCTTCAAGATAGTTAGGCTGTGACGGATCATTTTGATCAGGCTGTGCAGCAGGCCCTACATACTTGTGTACGTTAACTCCAGTGCCGCCAATCCAAAATTGCTCACGGATTTGGCGATCCATAAAGTGGAAATCATTAGTTTTTGTAGGTTTATATAGCGTTAAACGTGGCATACGTGTATTTATGGCTTGACAACGGTTTCAAAATAGTATATCGTCTATAAGTAAAAGCAATAGTTCAGGAGAATAACATGGCTAAAACAGCAACCCGTAAGAAAAAAACAGTACGTGCAACTAGGCGCAAGGGTGCATGGGATATGGTTCCCACAACAAGTTGGGAAGCGGCAAAATATCACATCCATTATATGATGGAATCAAAAGAGTGGTTAAATCAAGTTAAGAACTATATCAAGAAAAATTATGACAAAGACGTACAAGTAGCTATTAACAAGTTACCAGACTGGAAACTTGGTGGAAAAAGTCATTGGGCAACTGCGGCATTTATTCAAGAAAACGCACCAGACAAATTGCACCCTCATTATGTAGGCAAACTTGATGCTTGGATTGCTGAACTTGCGGAAGAAGGTCAAAAGATTGTTGAAATTAAAAAAGCTGAAGAAGTTAACAAAAAAGTAAAATACGTTCCTAGTATCCAAGAACGTCTAATGGAAGCAACCATTGATAAAATGGAACAACTTGATCAATGGGAAGATGATTGGATACGTGATCGTAAAAATAATCCTCTCAAAGACAAGCAACCACTAAAACTATTCCGTAAGCTGGAAATTAATCTCGGACATGCTCGCTTTATTCAACAGTTTTATGAAGGCGCATATCAAGAACTTACTGAACTTGTTAACTTGCCTCCTGCAAAAAAGCAAGATGACATGCAACAGCAACTTGCTGAAGGTTACAATCATCTAAGTACAAAAGAGAAAAAAGAACTACATAATTTTTATGAGCGTATTTTCCAAGCACTTGAAATTCTCCGTGCAGAAAAGAAACAAACTCGTGCAGTACGTAAGCCAAAGCAAAAGAGTGCTGTTGACTTAATTAAAAAGCTCAAGTTTAAAGCTAGTGATCCAGATTTTGGTATTAGTAGTATCCCACCACAGGATATTATTGGTGCAACAGCATTGGTTGTTTTTAATTGTAAGACACGAAAACTTGGTATCTATTACGCAGAACATGCTGCAACATTGCAGGTTAAAGGAACTACACTACAGTTCTTTGATGAGAAAGCAAGTAGGCAAAAAACAGTACGCAAGCCAAGTGAAGTATTGCCACAGTGGAAAAAGGTAACGCAACATAAATTGAAAACACAATTCGGATATCTGAAAACTACTGATATTAAAATGAATGGCAGGCTTAACGAAGATACAATTATCCTAAAAGCCTTCAAATAGTATAAATATTAGTATGGCAAAACGTGATGAACTTATAAAAGAAATTGAACTTCGATTAGGCGGACAAATGGTAGACGTAGAGCTCGACCCAGAGCACTACGATCTTGCCATCCGTAAATCATTAGAAAAGTATAGACAGCGCAGTGAAAATTCAGTTGAAGAAAGTTTCATTACATTAGACTTGATAGTTGATGTTGCAGACTATACTTTACCTGATGAGGTTATTGATGTCATGACAATTTATCGTCGAGCAAGTGGCACACTTAACGGTAGTGGTGGGGCAGATATGGAGCCATTTGAAGCTGCATATCTAAACAACTACCTATTGCACGGCGGACGTTCAGGCGGACTGGCCACTTTTGATGCGCTATCTCAACATCGTGAAACACTAGGACGTATCTTTGGTAAAGAGTTATTGTTTACTTGGAATACTGTAAGTAAAAACATAACAATACACCGTAGAACCAAAGCACAAGACACTGTTTATTTGCATGTGTACAAAGAGCGTAGTGAAGAAGAACTATTGTCAGATACATATGCTATGCCATGGGTTAAAGAGCTAGCACTTGCTTATAGTAAGTTAATGCTAGCAGAAGCACGTGGTAAGTTTAACACTATTGCAGGGCCACAAGGCGGAACCAGTTTAAATGCAGATGCACTTAGAATGGATGCACAAGCTGCAATTGATAAACTAGATGATGAACTTAAAACTTATACTGATGGGCAAGCTGGCTTAGGTATAATTATCGGATAATCAAAAACATAAGACTTATTTTATGAACAACTTTCAACCTTTATATACTGCTG